GAGCTACCGCGTGGACCGGGCCGGCACGCCTGGCACCGTGAAGACGCTCTACGGCCAGACGTGGCCGCCGCATCTGCGGGATGACAACGCCATCAGCGTTACGTGGTGGGGCGGGTACGGGGCGAGCGGCACGAGTGTGCCGGCGGCGATTCGGCACGCGATCCTGATGTTGGTGGGCCACTGGTACGACGGTGCCCGCAGCGGCGTTGTGATGGGCAGTATTTCCAAGGAAGTCGAGTTCGGCGTGAAGTCCCTGCTCGACTCGCAACGCTGGGGCTCTTACCGATGATCGACGCCGGCCGGCTCCGCGAGCGTGTCACGGTTCAGATTGCCAGCGGCACGACGAACGCCCTCGGCGAGCAGGTGCTTTCGTGGAGCAACTCGTCCGCCGTGTGGGCGAGCGTGGAAGGTGTGAGTGCACGCGAGTCGCTGGGGCTGGGACAGCAAGAGATCGGCGTCACGCATCGCGTGCGGATGCGTTACCTGCCGGGGCTGACGCAGAACATGCGGTTCGCCTGGCGGACCCGGACGCTGGAGATTGTCAGCCTGCTCGAGCGTGGCAACCGCAGCGAGCACGAGATCATCTGCCAGGAGACGATCCCGTAATGGCGAGCGTCTTTGCCGGCGGCAATCAGTCGCCGCTTATCAAGTTGGCGCTTGGCAAGGGCAAGAAGGCGAAAGCCCTGTTTGCACTGGAGCCGCTCGAAGACGTGGCGGCCGAGCTCAAGAAGCTGCCGCGAGACATCAGCACGAAGTACCAGCTGCGTGCCCTCAAGAAAGCGGCGAAGCCAGGCCAGGAAGCATTGCGGAAGAACGTCGCCGCCCTCGGCGAAGTCACCGGCAACCTGCTGGCGAGCGTCAGCCAGGTGACGCGGAAGTACACGAACAACAAGGCGAAGCTGCCAGTGGGTGTGGTGGTGGTCGGCTTTCGTCGCCCGGTGAACAGCAAGAGCCAGAAGGGTGCCACGCCAGCCTTCATCGGCGGCACAGTGCTTAAGGGGCCGAATCGGGCTTACCACTCGCACCTCGTGGAGTACGGCACCAAGGCCAGGACGCCGGGCTTCAAAACTAAAACTATTCGGCGCGGTCGCGTCATTTTGGGCGGCCGAATTCGCACAAGACTGGAATCCCGGCAGAAGGTTTCCGACAACCGTAGCGGCGTGCTGTCGTCGTTCAAGACGCGAGGCCCGTTCTTCCGGCCTGGGCAACGTCGCTACCCCGTGGACTTCATCGCCACCGGCACTGTTCGTGGAAGCCCGGCCCGTAGGCCGCTGACGCGGGCCTTTCAGTCCACGCAGAGCCAGATGCAGAGCATCTTGGACGTGGAGATGCGGAAGGCACTAACGGCAGCGATCCGTGCGACCCAGAAGAAATACGGAGACTTCGGCCTATGAAATCGCCAGAAGCCGTCCTGCGTACAGCCCTGGTCAGCAGCACGGCCGTCACGTCGCTCGTGAGTTCACGCATCTACCCGGTGCTCGCCCCGGCGTCGGCGTCACTGCCGTTTGTCACCTGGCGGCGTACCGGCATCCAGCGAGAGCAGACGCTGCGAAACCCGATGGGCATGCCCCGTGTCACCCTGGAGTATCAGGTGTACGGCGTCACGTATGACCAGACCCGTGAGGTGGCTGACGCCATGCGTGTGGTTCTGGATGGATACGGTGGGCAGTCGGAAAATACGGTTGTGGATCAGGTGTCGTTGGAGAACGAATCCGACGACTTCGTTTCACTCGGTGGTGCCGAGATGCCACCGGCGTATCAGATCACGCAGACCTACGACATCCGCTGGCAGGAGAGCTGACGAATGGCCACGACCCCGCATTCCGGTTCCGGCACGACGTTTTCTTTCGCTGGCGTGAACTACACCGTCACGAGCATTACCTACACGATCGGTGCCACCGGCGGCGGGGCCGACAACATCGACATCTCGCACCTCGGCCAGACCACCGGGGCCAGCGTTCTCTCGATTGCTCGCCCACTGATTGGCACGCAGGGCGGCGACACGGGCAAGAGCGTCAGCATCGAGTACATCGGCACCAGTGTCATCGCCCAGAACACGACGGGCACGCTGGCGATCACCGGCGGCATCAGCGTCTCGGCGACTGCGACCTGCAACTCGTCTTCTGTCACGCTGACGGTGAACGACGCCATCCGTGGTTCGGCCGAGTTCCAGTTGGCTTGAGCCACGGAGGGTTCCGTGGCCACGTACAGCACTGGGATCACGGCTACCTTCGGCAGCACTACGTTTACCGAGGTCACTGACCTTTCTTGGACGTACGGCGGTGCCTTGCCTAAAGGCCGCAGCGTTGCCTGGACTGACGATGTAGGCAGTGTGTCTCTCACATGCCTCGGCACGGCTGGCATTACAACCGCCAGCTATGGGGTGCGAAACGATCTGACGATCACAGGCGGCGGTGCAAACTTGACGTGCAAGGCAGTCTATGAGGGCTTGAGCGTCGCGCCGGAAGTGAACGGCGTAACCCGTTACACCGTGACGCTCAAACTCCTCGACGGGTGAACCATGGCAGTATTGACGCGAGATCAGATCGAGCAGGCCAGCGACGCCAAGATCATCAAGGTGCCGGCGTGGGGCGGCGAGGTGTGCGTGCGGTTGATGACCGTGGGCGACCGGGACAGCTACGAAGTCAAGCTGCTCGAGGCGCAGTCCAAGGCCGTGCCTGTGATTCCCGACTTTCGCTCCGAGCTGCTCGCCCGCTGCCTGTGTGATGACAAGGGCGTGCTGCTGTTTCCCGGTGACGAAGGCGTGGCGGCCCTGCGTCGCAAGAGCGTCGATCAGATCCACGGACTGTGGAAGGCGGCCTTGAAGCACAACGCATTGACCGAGGAGGAGATTGAGAAACTGGCGGGGGAATGAACGCCAGGCCGAGCTTGCGATTCAAGTTCGACCTGGCCTCGCACCTCAAGAAGACCGTAGCCGAAATCGACGCGATGGACTCTCGGGAGTTCTCGTACTGGATCGCCTACAGCCGATGGTTTCGCCCGCTGGATAACCCGTGGCTACAGACTGGAATGCTGGCAAGTTCAGTCCTGGCTCCCTACTGCAAAAACAAAGTCCCCGACGCTCAAGACTTCATCCCAATCGAAGGCCACGCCCCGCAGCACCCGACGCAGATCGCTGAGACGCTCAAGCAGATGGCGGCCGACCTCGGCCAAAAGTGAAACATGGCAACCCTTGGAATTGGATTTCAGTTGTCGGCATCTGCCGTGGGCATGGCCCAGGGCATCAACGCCGGCGTCGTGGAATTGCAGAAGCTGGGCTACGCCGCCAAGCAGACGGCCCGTGATGTTTCGACGCTGAAGACGCTGGAGATTTCCAAGGCGTTCATCAGCGGCATCTCTTCGATTGCCAACACGTTCCAGGCGTTCACGAGCGGTGCGCTCAACGCCATCGACAACACGCGGCAGCTGGCCGCGAGCCTGGGCGTTTCGTACCAAGAATTGCGGACGCTGCAGGTGGCGGCCGACTTGTCCGGTGCATCGAGCGAGGAACTTGCCAAGGCGTTCACCAGGGCGCAGGTGACGATCACGAACGCGGCTGGTGGTAGCAAGGAAGCCACGAAGGCCCTGTCGGCTCTTGGGCTGTCCGTGGATGACTTGGCCACACAGACGAGCACGCAGCAGTTCCAGGCGATTGCCACGGCCATCAACGGCATTGAGAACCCTGCCCAGCGTGCAGCTGCTGCCGTCGCCATCTTTGGCAAGAGCGGCGCGTTACTGCTGCCGACGTTCCGCGAGTTGCCCGAGAATCTGAAGACGGCCCAGACTTTCCTGGGCGGGTTCCGCGACGGCGTCAACGGCATCAACCCAGACAAGATCGACGCCATCGGCGATTCGTTCGGGCTCGCCGGCCAGGCGATGCAGGAGCTCGCCGGCCGCATCCTGACGCAGCTGCAACCGGCCCTGACGCAAGGGACCGACAACTTCATCAAGTTCGTGCAGAGCATCGACGTACCGGCTGCGGCACGGACACTGAGCACGCTGCTCGAAGACGTTGGCAACGCATTGGCGTTCGTCGGCCGCGTGGCGGTGCCGCTGGCCCAGAACCTGCTGCCAGCGATTGGCGGCTACTTGGCGTTCATCAACCGGCAGGCGATCGCGGGCGCTATCACTGGACTTGCTTCAGCGTTTGCGGCATCTGCTCGCGCGGCTCTTGGCTACAGCGCTGCTGCCGGTACTGCAGCCATTTCAACTGTCGGACTTGGCGTTGCTATTCGCGGGCTGCTTGCGTCCACTGGCATCGGGCTCTTGGTTGTCGGCCTGGGACTAGCGGCAGGGGCGGCTCTTGAATGGGCTATCGCCAGCGATTCGGCTGGCGCAGATTCGGCTGCAGCCACTGCCGATGCCGAAGCCGCCATGAACCGGTTCCGCCAGGAAACCGACCGGGCCGGCGCCGCAGCCTTCAATCTTGGCGAAGAGGTGAAGAAGGCGCTGAAGGTGCCAGAGCAAATCAGCATCGACGAGTTCGCCCAGGGTGCACTGAACGAAGCCCGCTCGGCAATCGTGTCGCTAGCCAAGGAACTCGGCGGACTCGACAAGGTTCCGGCCGACGTGCTTGAGCGGTTCAACGGCATCCGCGACTACGCCGGCGAGATCACCGAAGAAGTGCTGAACCAGGGCCAGGCGTTGCGATTTGTGGATCAGAACTCGCAAGCGTTGATCGCCACAGTGCAGAGGCTGACTGAGGCTGAGAAGGCCAAGGCGGAAGCGGCGAAGGCATCGACTGAATCCGCACGCAAGGCGGCGGAAGAGTCTCGCAAGCGTGTCGCCGAGCTCGCGTCGCAAGGGCTCACCGCTGCCGAGTCATCTCGCGTCCAGTTGAACCGCGATCTGCTAGACATCGCCAACGAGCAGCAAGCCGCAGAGGAAGCGTTGCAAGCGGCACGCAAGGCCGGCGATGCTGCGGCTTTGTCGGCAGCCAACGAGCGTCTGCGTCTCGCCCAGGCCGCGACAGCGGAAGCCAAGGCCCAGGATCGACAGCGGCAACTCGACGCTCTCGGCATTGACGACAAGCTGCTCAAGCCGGCCACTACGATTGCGGACCAATTCAAGGCCGTACGCAAGGCGTTCGACGCCAAGCTCATCGACGGCGGTGAAGCCCGGCAGGCGTTGCGAAACTTGGCTGCCGAAGGCGTGCAGATCCGCCAAGAGATCGCAGCCGAGTTGAGCCGGCCCGCACGCCAGGCCCTGCAGGTGAACGACATCCGTTCCCAGGAAGGTCTCTCGCAGTTCTTAGCCTTAGCGAATGGCCGCGAAGACCCGGCGGTTGAGCAACGCCGCGAGCAACTCAACAAGCTCGAGCAGATTCGCCGCGAGTTGGCCAACGTCGGCGCTCGGCCGGTTGACATTCTCGGGGGCGCGTAATGGCCATCATCTCATCCCGCGAAGTCATCCCGCGTACGGCGTCACACAAGTTTGGCGAAAGCCCGACCGCCGAGCGGAAATACATCGTCACTGTCGATGAGCCGACGCCGACGCAAAATCTCATCAACGCTGTCGGGATTTTGCATGCGTCTGCCCATCCCGAGTTTTCGTACCTGAAGTGCCTCAACATTCAGGTCACGGAGACGGATCGACATCACGCCGAGATCACGTACAGTTACGAACTTCCGCAGCAGGGAGAACTCGACCCGAATCCGCTGGCACGGCCCGACGTGTGGTCATTCTCCACTGGCGGTTCCCAGGTGCCGGCGCTTGTTTACTACGACGGCGGCGGCAACGGTAACAAGAAGCCGCTGCAGAATACGGCCAAGGATTTCTTTGAGGGGCTGACCACGCTCGAAGCGGAAGTGCGGGCGTCGATCTCGGGCAACCGGCCGACGTTCCCGCTGGCCAATGCGGCCGCTGTCACGAACAGCGTGAACGCATCGTCATACCTTGGTGGTGCCGCTCACACTTGGCTATGTGCTGGGATTAGCGGGCAGCAGGCCACCGAGGTGGTTAACGACACAGAGCTGCGGTATTGGCAGATCACCGTCGAGCTTGTTTACCGGGCCAGCGGTCACAACCTGCTGCTGCCGAATGTCGGCTGGAACTACCTTGAAGGCGGCGAGAAGAAAAGGGCTTGGGTCTGGTTTGATCCAGGCAACGGCGAGCCCAAGACGCAAGTGGCGTCCGGCGCGCCGCGTGCCCTGACCAATGCCGGTGGGCTCAAGGCTGACGATCAAGAGCCCGACATTCTCACGCGACGCGTCTACCCAGAAGCAGACTTTTCCAATTACTTCGGCACGCCGCCGTTCTAAGGAGCACCGATGCCCGACATCAGTTACACGATCACCGGCCAGGTCAGCAAAGGTGCCCTGTCGCAGTCCTTCGCTGCGTCTGGCGTCACGGCCAATATCGCCACGGCTGGCGTGCTCTCGGTCACGCTG